ATCAATAACGTCGGATTCATCAATGACGGCTTTGTCAAGATCTACTTCCAGGACGCCTAGAACGGCAAACCGCGAAGCGTTTTGACGCCGCCCGCGTAGGGCCCCCCGGAGGGCCCGCGGAGCGACTCTTCGGCCTCCCGCGGAAGCGCCGCCGGAGGCAGAACTCTAGAAATCTTGTCAATCAAGAAAAATCTTATTCAATAAATCGTTCTAAGATTTGTTTAATCTTGTTACGCCTGCACTTTAGCGCGAAAAATGGCGCGAACAATTCCACAGGGCGTCCGCCTAGGTCTGCCACCACGGAGTGGGCTAAGGTGCCACATCGCGAAAAAAGAATGCGCGTATCATAGCAGGCAGGTGAGGGAGACCCCCTTGGGTACTCCCTCACTTCCTCATCCCTCATGTCCAAACTCGAAACTAAAGCGTTCCAGATGACCATCTCTGTCAAGGGTGACTTGTCAGCTGAAAGTCAAGATCTCGTCACTAAGTGGATTCGCAAGAATACCGTCATGCATTACATCGTCATCGAGAATGGCGAGTCTGGTAAACGTCACCTTCACTCCTTGTTCATATTTAAGGACCCCCGGGATTCACGAAAGATCAAGGAGAATGTCTGGGAACGCATGGTCAAGCCCCACCACCAGGACTCTATCGGCAAGTATGCAGTCAAGGTCCAGGTCTGCCCCGGTAACGACTGGTACAATGAGTACCTCCAGAAGGAACCTGATCGCGAGGTCATCTCCAACACCTGGGATTGCGAGACGGCCGAGGATTATTTCCCAACCCAGCAGGTCCAGGAGGCTCTTATGGCCAAGGCTAAGCAATCGGGCCTCGCTTGCCCCCGGCTTGACAAGGATATCGTCACGTGGAGCACGAGTACTTATGAGAACACACCGGTGGGCGCGCTAATGTACCTTAAGGAGCGTATGTTCGTCAAGCGTGACATGATCCCTATCTCGTGCAAGAAGAAACTTACCGAGAAGTCCCTGATGTACTGGGAATACCGGAACGGTGTGGTTTCCCCGTCCGAGCGTGAGCTTTTTCTTCTCAAGCAACTTCAAGATGGACCTAACTACGATGTCCCTGGATCCATCCGTCCGGAAACGTTCGCATCGGCCCGCCCGAGTATTTAAGTCCGGCACGTGCTGCACGAATGAATGCCCAAAAGACCTCGCTCAGTGTCACGTGCCTCCCGCTCGGCAAGTGCACGTACCGTTATGAAACGTGTCTTGCGCAACACGAACCGCCACGCACGTGCGGTGAACAACCGTCTATCTCGCCAAGTAGCGCAGTTGGCTCGAACCATCGAGACCAAGGAGGGTTGCAGGAGAGTCACGAATTTCCAGTGCTCTCACAACAATCTTACCGTGCTTAATGACGCTGATGGTAACGTGTTTAACCCGTTCATCTGCGCACAAAATGTAGCCGATCCCATGGCTGCTGGTGGCATGAATCGTATCGGTGACCAGATCACTGTCAAGCGACTCTATTTCAAGTTCTTTATCGAGAACTCGTTGAGTCGTAGCAAGGTGCATTTCCGTTTCATGCTAATCAAGATGGCTAAAGGTGATACTCTTGATCGTAGTACATTCTTCCAGAATGCTTGCGGTAACAAAATGATCGATATGTACAACAAAGAGCGCTTCACTATCGTTGCTCAGAAGACAGTCACTGTTCATTCTGTCAACAATACTGCTAGTTCACTTAACGCTCTTACTGGTGTTGTCACTGGTCAAGTTGCTGGTATCACTGGTTCTCGAGTTCTCACTATGTCCATCCCCGGCAAGAAATTTGGCCGAGGTGGCAAGATTACTTACGAGAACGGTAGCACCAATCAGCTCAAGTTCTACGATTACCGTCTCGCAGTCGTCGCATACGACTGGTATGGTACTCCCCAAGACATCAATAACGTCGGATTCATCAATGACGGCTTTGTCAAGATCTACTTCCAGGACGCCTAGAACGGCAAACCGCGAAGCGTTTTGACGCCGCCCGCGTAGGGCCCCCCGGAGGGCCCGCGGA